CGTAGCGATACGCGCCGCAGCTCGACGCCCACACGCCGTCGCGCCACGCCTTGAGGTAGTCGGCCTGGCGCATCTCGCCTCGACAGTGCGGGCACACGTGGCGCACGCTGGCCGGGTCGCCCTCGTTCCACTTGAACCCGTGAGCGAGGTCTTTGCCGCCCCACAGAAGGGGGTGCTCCGCATCGCAGTGCGGACAGACGACGTTGAACGTCATCTTCGCGTCGGCGTGCTGCTCTCGTGCCTCTACGTGCGACAGGCCACGGATGCGAGGCGTCGAACCGGCAATCAGCTTCGGGAACGGTGCGCCTTCCAGGCGACCACGGGCCAGCGTGACGGGGTCGCTCGACTTCTCGACTTGCTGGTCGAACCCGTCCAGCTCGTCGAGCATCGCGACGGCGACCGTGATGCGCCTGTAGGCCCGTGCAGCCTTGCCGCCGAGCGTGTGCAGCACGCCTCCGCCGAGGAAGGTGCGCAGCTTGAGCGTCGATTCGGTGCCTGCCAGAGCCACAGCGGCGACGGCGGGAACGTCACGCAGCATCGGCTCGACCTCCGACTTCACGAAGCTGTCGCGGTCGTCGTCGGTCGGCTGCCACAGCGCGAGCTTCCGGCGCCTGTGGGCGGCCGTGTAGCCAATCATCGCGAGCAGGCACTTCGTGTAGCCGATGCGCTTCGACTTGCGCACCGTCACCTCGACGATGTCGTCGTGACTGAAGGCGTCCATCAGGCCACGTTGGAACGGGTAAGCGTTCCAGCGGCCTTGCTGGTGGCTGCTCTCCGCCGACAGCACGAAGTGCTCGGCCGACCAGGTCGACAGCGACATCGGCGGCGTGACCCGGAACATGCCGAACACGCGGTCGAGCAGCTTCTCCAGGCCCTCGCGGGTCTCACGCGGCACCATCGGCACCCTCCTCGCCGAGCGGCAGCTCGGGCTCGTCGTCGTCCTCCGGGACGGCCTCGTCGAGCACGAGCGAGGTCGTCGACCTCGCCCAGTCGTTGCGGGCCACAGCGACGGCGGTGGTGACGACATCGAGGGCCTGCTGCGGGAGGTCGGGGCAGGCCATGCGGATCTGTGCCGGCAGGAAGTCGAGCCTCTCGCACACAGCCCCCACGGAAGCCGCCAAAACGCGCTCCAGGAGCGCCAATTCGGCGTAGGTGCCCCGGAGTGCCGCGTTCTTCAATTCGACGCCCTCACGCTGCGCTTTCGCGAGCGCAGCGCGCTCCTGGCTGAGGTCGAGCGGTCCCTCGGTGTAGCGGCCTGCGGCCTTCTCGCGCAGGTTCGTGCAGTAGGCGTGCACGGCGTCCCCCACGGTGCCGGCGGTAGGAATGACGCCATCGGCGGCGAGCTTGCTGATGGCAGGCAGGGACACGCCGACGATGCGAGCGACGACGGTCGCGGAGTAGGGCAGGCTGAAGTCAACAGTCACGAGTTAACCCCCTTAGGAAGGGCATGAAACAGTCAGGCATCGGGCTCCACATCACCCCTACCGGTATGGGTATCGGAAGGACCCGCGACGAACCTGGCGCCGACGCCGCAGCAGCACAGCGAGCTCGAGGCGGCCGGGTCTCGCTGCGCGACGTTGCGCAACGCACGCAGAACGGCGTGCCGGAAACGCACCAACGTAGTAGCACTGCAGCCCCCCATAGAAGCAGTACTGCAGCCCCCATAGAACGCCCCACCAAAAGCAGTACTGCCCCCCTCTCTATACGGATAGGGTATTTGTTCATCTCTCCCCTCTCGCCATCGATTACGGCATTGCTCAAGCACATGCTCAAGCAGATGCCCAAGCACATGCTTAAGCACATGCTCAAGCATCGGCCGCCGCTCACCCATAGCTGCGCTCCTGCCGCTCGCGGTAGTCCTGCGCCACCCGGCTGCGCAGGTAGTCGGCGCGGAACCAGCGCGACGCACCGTCGTCTGGCGGTAGCGGCTCAAGGTCGCGCCAGTGCCAGGCGATTACCTTCTTTGCCAGCTGACTGTCGAGCTTGAACCGCCGCGCCGTCGCGTAGTACGCCCAGCCCTCGGCGTTTCGGAAGCCCTTGCCTCGCGCGTACCACCGCGACATCAAGTAGAACGACCTGATGTCCTGGGTCGTCGGACCGGGCAGCTCGTCGTCGTAGTCGTACTCGACCGCACGCAGCTCGCCGTCGAGCACGACCACTGCCGACAGCCGTCGCCGCGGGGTGCCGCACTCGGCGCAGATGTCGTCGGCCATCACGTTGACGGCCTCGCAGTTGCGGCAGACCCAGGCTTGCGGCGCATCCCTGCGCGTGCGCTTGTCGGTGCGCTTGTCGACCTTCGACAGGTCGGTGGGGGGCACGAAGTCTTCCAGCCGGCCGTGCGTGAGCGTGTTCGCGGCGTGGTCGAGGATGAGCGCATCCACTTTGCCGGGGAACGGCCTCAGAACGCGCCCACCTTGCTGGATGTGCAGCGACGTCGACATCGTCGGCCTCGCGAGGATGGCGCACGACGCCACCGGACTGTCGAAGCCGATCGCCAGCACGCCCACCGACACCAGCACGCGGACCTCGAGGCGATCGAAGGCGTCGAAGATGCGCTTGCGATCCTCGTCGGGCGTGTCGTCCACGACGATTTCGGCCGCGATGCCGGCTGCGGTGAACTCCGCGGCCAGGTCGGCGGCGTGCGCCTTGTCCACGCAGAACGCGATCGTCTGGCGGTTCTCGCCGCGGCGCTGCCAGGTGCCGACGATGTCGCCCATGATGCGCTTGCCCCGCATCGCCTTGGACAGCTGGTCAGCCGCGTAGTCGCCGGCCCGGATCGCCACCGACGCCAGCGCGGCCTCGATGTCGTCGCTGCTCGGCGCGAAGTAGCGCGGGCGCACCAGGTGCCCCTCGTCGATCAGCTGCTGGATGGTGGCGCCAACGACGACGGTGTCGAAGCGCAGCCCCAACCCCTCGCGCAGCGGCGTGGCGGTCAGCCCCAGCACGCGGGCGGTGCCGGCGCGATCCAGAACCGTGTCGTGGGTCTGGTGCCAGATGTGCGACTCGTCGATCACGATGAGCTTCACGCCCTCGGGGATGCCGCGCGTGCGCACCGACTGCGCCATCGCGACCACGATCGGCGCCGACAGCGCGATGGAGTTCTCCCCCTGGAGGATGCCGACGTGCCCGAGACCGTGCCGGCGCAGCCGCGCATGCCACTGGTGGCAGAGCACCTTGCGCTCGGTCAGCACGAGCACGCGGTTCGTCGGCGTCGCTTCGGCGCGGATGATCTCGATGGCAACCTCAGTCTTGCCGCCGCCCGTGGGCAGCACGCCGAGCACGCTGCGTAGGCCGATCTCCCAACACTCTCGGATCGACTCAACCATCTCGGCCTGGTAGCCGCGGAGCTTCATCCTGCAGTCCTCCACGAGCGCGAGCAGTAGCGATCGGCATCGCCCCACAGCGCCATCACGTCGCGGATGCCGCGGCCGTCGCAGTGCGAGTGCAAGCACCGGAAGTTCGGCCACAGCTGCCCGCGGGTCTCCCAGATCACGGTGGCGGTGCTGTGCTCAGGATCGACGGTGCTGTGCTCATACCCCCAGGGGCATCGAACGGCGTGCTTGTCAGCGTCGAGGTGCCGGCGGTACGCGCCGTGCGCCTTGAACCACGACACCACGTCGAGCGTCGCGTAGTCGCCCTCGCCGCGCACTCGCACCAGCTGCGTCGGCTGCGGTCGTTGACCGACATCGGGGCTGCGGCGATTCGCGTAGGCCGACGCCATGCGCTCGACTTGCTGCGGCGACACGGCCTCCCACCGCGGGGGGATCACGACACTGGCCTGGCGGTGCGGCCGTTCGGCGGTCGGTTCCCCCTTGCGGTTCGTTGTGCCGTACAAGCGCCAGATCCGCGCCGGGTTGCGCACCGTGGTGTCGAACTCGACCCTGTCGCTGCCGAAGTCGATCTTCAGGCCGCGGTACAGCGCCGCCAGCATCTCGACCGTTTCGGCGGTCACTGCCGCTCGCCAGCGGTACAGCGCGTGCGCCCCGTTGCCGGACACCGCCGT